GAATGGCTGTTTAGTTCAGTTGTATTTTAACCTTTCGGAATGTAGCACCCGTTAACAAGCTAAGTTAGAGCGGGATTTTTTATTTACAACCGTTAGATATTACCTTTTGCATTACTGCACCGCCTACCCTCAAATCACTTCAACGTACGGAGTTTGTTTTTAAAGTTCAAACGGATACAACTTATTAGAATTTCTTATAAATAAAAAACCCCATCAAGAGGGTGCGAGTCCTGATAGGGTATTTAGGTTATTAATTAAGGCAACCTAAATCAATAGGTTGCACCCTAATTGATGCGCCAAATATATAAACTATTTTTTAATTATAAATACTTTTTTCAATTTATTTTTAAAAATAATTACAAACGCATTTAAAGGCTGTTTAACAAACGATAAAATATAAACTATATCAATATACCAAATATACATTATCTTGCCTTAAAACAACTAAAAAGGCTATTTGCTTAACTTGTGTGCAAACATTTTAATAATAGTAGTAGGTTTTATAAACCTGCAAATAAATCTTAATATCCTACCCGCATTTGTTGTTGCTTCGCTTCTTGAATATTCTGTTGCTGCTGAATCTAACAACTCCTGCACTGGTTCTGGTATCTTATCTAAGTTTGGCATATCTATATATTTATTTAATAGTTTCATAAGTTGTTCGTCCGTTTACTTTTTTTGCTTTTAATACTTGCTTTCTGTTTTTGCCTTTCACATAAGATACGTGAATCCAGCTGCAGTCAAATTCATTTATTAGCTGATCAAATTCTAAATTCTTTCTAATGTAGTCAAATACTTCTTTATTGGTTGGTTTGCCTTTTGAATCCATATCAATATCCATAGCTTGTCCTGAACAATGCTGACTTGTTATACTGCCTTTTATGGCTTGATTTAAGTTTAAACCTCTATATACACTTGTTACGTGTATTGGTGCTTTAAAATGCTCTCTAATTGGCTCAAATACCTTTTCAGCTAATAACTTTATATTATCAATTACTGATTGGTTAGGGTTGTTGTTTACTATTCCTAATTTATCCGCAGTCGCTGATCTTGTACATTCCTCTAATGTTAAATGTTTACTTATTTGCATCTTCTTTTTTAGTTAAAAGTTTATAAATCATTATTCCAGTGTATACTATTGACATAGTCAAAAGCAATAATTTCATTGTGCTTTCAATACTTGTAAATGATAGTCCGAATATCGTACCATTTACCGCTAATACTTCTAAATTCTTACTTGTCATTTTTATTTTTGTTTAAATATTCATTCATCTTTTCTATATTTTTTGCTTTAACCTTGTAGGTTAGTTGTTTCGGTTCTTTTGGTTTTTCCTTTTCCATCTTATAATACCCATCCTATCGGGTTTGGTTTAGTATCTGGGTACATATCTGAATTACTATTGGTCCAATATTCTGGAAACATAGCACTCGCATTAATAGCCATATAATCAACAAATCGTTTAGCGTAAAAATCAGCAAACGTTCTGTGCTTTTGGACCAGGATATCTAGTTCTTCTTTTGAAACGTTTTCGCTGTTATCTGTACGGTGTTTAAATACGCCACCGTTTCTAACTTGATAATTAGCAAAGGGCAAATAATCCACCATTGCAAAGTGAATCAACATAGGTTGTACATAATCAGAAACCAAATTAAGATAATTACCTGTTAGTGTATTAGTATCTATTTTAGTTGTAATAGCATCGTATAATTTAGTACCTAAATAGTTTTGCAAGTGCATCTGCTGTGCTATCTTTATAAACTGAATAAATAAGTCAGTATCTACATTACCATTTAAGATAGTGTTTGCTTTTAGGTCTTTTGGTGTAATAAATAGTGTTGTCATATCTTATTTCATATCGTGTGGTGCAATGTACGCTCTCGCATCATTTACGGTTGGTATAAAGCCATTTTCTGCAATTGACTTAGTAGGGCTTACTATTTCAGCATTAGGGCTGTAGACGTCTACTTTTGTCTTTCTATCTTTTGAAGCGTAGGTTTCACGAACCCAAAAGTGTCTGCAAGTTCCGTTTGGATATTCATCACTTAAAAGTCCGCCACCTTTCCAAAGAAATATATCGTAAGGCTCATTTGGGTTTGGTCTCATTCCAAAGCCTGGATTAACATTTTGATTACTCATTCTTTCAATGTCCTCTTTTCGATATACTTTTTTAGCTGACATCATTTGTTTACAAAATTGTCTTTCTGGGGATTGATTTCCACTGTATCTGTAACGTACTTTGTAGATAGGGCTGTCCTCTCTACTTTTGGCGTTTGGGTTTGCTGTTCCTGTACTTAAATGTATGCTTAATTGAGCGTCTAAATTGCTTTCTTCTTCATAATTTACCGCTCTACTATCGATTAATTCGTATTCATCAAGGTTTATTTCTTCACCGTATTCAGATAAATCAATAGTATGTTCGCTTAAAGTAGCAGTTTCAATAGGTGTTTCTGCTATAATAGCACTTTTTAATCCTACCAATGCTCTAATTTCGTCTCCTGTCATTGATTCTAATACCTTGTTTGCTACCAAAGGCGATAGTGAATTGATACCGTCAATGATTGTATTCGTTTTTTCAGTAACTGTTAGCTCGTTATTTACATCTAAAGGCTGTAATTCTTGGAAATATAGGTTTAAACTAATATCATTAAAGGATAAAATCCTATCAAACTCCTTGATAATTAGGTTCTGAAATGGTTTAATTACTGTATTTTGCATTAAGATAGTAGCAGTTTGCAATTCGTCTGCATTGTTACCGAATCCGCTGTTATCTTTAATACCTAATAACATCGGGCTTATAACTCTATGCGATACCATTATTTTACGCATACTCTCATCTGAAAGAAATTGATATTGGTTATGTGCATCGCTTAATTGTACAGGTGTAATAGTTGCACCGTAGTTGTTGCTATCGTTAAATGATAGGATAAACCGACCAGCGTTCGATGTCCCGCCAAATTTGTTTTGTATATTTCGTTCAATATCTCTCTGCTCGTCTTCGGTCGGTGTCCCATTATTAAAGTTAATAAGCATCGACGGTGCTAAACCATTCATTATATTATTTAAATGGTAGTTAGATATCTCTTCTTCTAATTCGCAGTACTGTAAGCCTCCTTGATAGTCTACGGGGCTATAATAGTAAAAGCCTGTTTTATATGGTTTTATGTATAGTATTTCTTCTCCTCCATTACCAAAGCCAAAAGCAGGTATTTCTAAAGGTTTGTTTTGTCTGTTTACTTTTGTCCAGTCTTCAGCATAAAAATAATTTTCTACTTCGCCATCTTCATTACATTTACCGCTTCTTAATGTTTCAATAGGAAAGTGATTGCACTCAACTATTCTTGTTTTATCTATTGAATAAACAACTTGTACAGCACATTGTCCCATAGCTTTTAAATCATAACACAAGCGCTCCGTAGTATCGTCATCAAACAATAACATCGCTTGTGCATAATCTTCTGGCTTTAATAACTTATCGCTTGCATCAATGCCTTTTCCGTATATCATTTGACTGATACCGTTTACAATTGCGTTGTTTGTAGGTGATCCGTTAATACGGTCTTGTAAGTATCCAAAATAGTTGTTATCTTCTCCGTAATTAATCCAGTCTTGGTTTCTTACTTCAACTACTTTCGGGCTTGTATAAGTTGCTAAATTTACAACACCAATTCCGCCCATCTTTTTAGGCTCTATTTTATTTATTTTTCTTTTCATATTTTATAGAAATTGTTGTCAATATTAGGCAACGTATATTGTCCTTGGTTAATTGAATAATCTTGTATTGTTGTATCGTCTGCTATGCAAAATACTCGGTCTTTATAAACTGTTGCGTATACATCATCTCGCAAATAAACTTTCAAATTGTAAAATGTATTTTCTTTTAAAAAGTTAGACGTTATCACGCTATAAGTAGCCAAGTCTAAAGCAAAATCAGTAAAGTATGGCTCTCTTGTATAAACTAATTTAGTTGTCTCATCTGTAAACTCAAATACTAAATTATCAAGGGTTGTATTTACCGTTGGTATTATAGTTATTGGTTGGTCTTGATTTTGTCTTAATACTTTCATAACAATATAACGTGAACTTATTTTATTTTGTAAAAAAAAAGCACCCAATAAATTGAGTGCTAATTCTAAACCTGTTCATATCCCTATGCAGGTGTAATTTGTGTTGGTGTTGCTCCTCCAGCTATTTTAGTTGTTACCAAGTTAGCAGTAATAAACTGTGCCATTAAAGGCTCTTGTCCTGTAATAGTTAAAGAATAACCATTTAGGTCGCCTAGGGCTACTCCTGTGCTAATTGTACCGTTAACGTCACAACCTCTAGTCATACCTACTGAAAGGTAGTTTCCGTTGTTATCCTGTACAAATACGTGTGGTCTAGTAGCTATAACTTTAGCTAGTTCCACTTGTGTAGCTGCATCTAATTTTGTTAAAACCAAAGTAAGTGTTTGCTCAAAAAAGGTTGTTCCGTTGTCATTACTTGAAGTAATGGTTTGTTCTAATCCCGATGCTGATTTAACATCGTATTGAAATAAAGTGTAAGTAGTACCGCTAAATGCAGTTACTATTCCACCTGATATTGTAGCTGTTCCCAAAGTACCGTAGTCTGCAAAGAATACTTTTTGTATCCCCCCGACTGCGTCTTTGCACGCTAATTTTCGACCCGTAGACATTAGACAAGGCATAAAATTTTTTTTTTAAGTTATTAATAATTAAATAGTTAATAAAAAAAGGGCTACCTAAATAGCCCCTTGAATTATGCTATTCCGTATGTTACTGAATCCGCTCCAATTCCAACTTGCAAACCTCTTGAAAAACGTGCAATGAAACGAACATTTTTAGATCCGTCAATG